TAAATATTCGTGTGAGTTTGTAACTCCAAATTTAGGAATATCGAAGAATAAAGCTTGATAATAAGTGAAAAATTCATCAACAGAAGGAAGAACACTACCAGTTTCAGCAGTAGTTGTAACTAACTGCGTAAAACTAGTGTTAATGGTTCTTTCATATTGAGTTTTAGAAAAAACCTGCTTATTAAGATTTACTCTTTCTTGGCTCATCCGTTAACAACTTTAAAATTATATTCCATATCTTGTACTATAGTTGAACCACTAATAGTATATTGAAGTAATATAGTGTAATATCTTTCAGGTTGCAAGCCGTTCATATAAAGGAAGAAATAGCTTGATTCTTGGTCTGCGCTTAATTTTGTGTAATCTGGATCAAACGGAATTACGTATTCATTTGTATCTAAATCTTTGATAGCATATAAAGATGATCCTGATGGTAAATAGAAATTTTGTGTGTAAAGTGAAGCTGTTTGGAATACAATTTCAGGATACTTAGGTCTACAATCCACTCTAAAACGTTGTATACTGCTAGAATAGAAGGTACCAGCATTGTTGGCGATTGATGCATAGACGTTGTCTGTAGGAACTATAATCTTATTAGAACCGGATATATTCCATGTGCTATCATCCCACTTAAATTCTAATACTGGTGGGTAGATAGTATGTGTATCTACTGAGTAGTATTGAAGTACAGGTTGTACTGCTTTTGCAGAATTAAATTCAATAGAATCTTCCCATTTTACAAGGAAACCTTGGTTAACAAAATTTGAACTACTATACCATACACTTACTATATCTTTAACACCAACATTTAAGTCTTTATCACTATGGTAAGTAAATGTTTGAGTTACAGGTAATTGAATTCCATTTGCAGATCCAGTATACCAAACTGCACCACCAGGGTTGCTAGTTTGCCAAGAGCCTGTTGTATAAGGTTGAAGACCACCTATGCTTGTAGGCCATAAAAGACCATTTGCGTAGTTTTGCCATCTCCAAGAAACACCATCTGTAGAAATAGGCTGATCTAAATATTTTCCTGTACCCATACCCCAGGATCCTGAAGCTGGGTATATTTCTAGAGTATAATCTAGATTGATGCTTTGAGCAGTAGCTATAAATAATTGAAAATTCGCAGTCCAATCTGCGTTACCTACTAAATCATCTAAAACTGAGGTAATTTGGTCTTGGTTGAATTTTACTAAAAGTCTAGCTACTTGAGCACTACTACTAAGAGCAAAATTAAGGTTTGTAGCATCTAAAATCTCATCTAATCCCGTATTCATGTTAGGGAATAGGGAATAAATCGTAGCGTCTTTTTCGGGGAAAATTTTATATACTGCCATTTTATAATGTTACAATTCTTCCTTTAATATCAGTTGTTGGGTATTTTACTTCAAAAATCATTGGATCTAATGAAGGATATATAACACCATTTACAGTAGCTCCATTTATGTCGTATGCGTATTGAGAATATCCGTTAGAAGTACCTACTTTATTAGATATAATTATATCTTTAATAGATTGAACTCCAGGAACATTACTAATTAATACATAAAGATCACTTAAAATAATAGGTTGATTTATCTGCCAGTTTCTAATAGCAAATCTCTCAATTAAAGCATTTATACATGCTAAAATAACATCATTTGAGTTGTAATTAGGTAACACAAGTATTTCAAAATCAACTCCTATGTTGATAATAAATGCGTCTTTAATGTTTACAGAATCTCCAATAATTCTGTATTGTGCTAAATAAGTAGATAAATTTTGTTTTAAAGCATCACTAGCTACAGTTAAAGTACCATCGTTATTACTTGTTAAAACATACAAGTCTAAAGTAGATGGTATTTCTCCTGGGAGAATGTTTTGTAGTTTAGTTTTTTCAATAAATGCTTTAGAAATACTACCATAAATGCTAGGTAAAGATAAAGCTCTAACTAAATAATCTTCAGGAGTTACCGCTCTTAATTGAGTAGAGAAGTTTGCAAGTGTATTTTGTCTAATTTCTTCAATACTATCTCCATCTTGACCACCTGAAGCTGCTCTTGGATTATTTACAGCAACACTATTAAAGATAATATTTGCTTGAGATGCTGCTGAGCTAGGTAGATTGTTTAAGAATTGAACATTTGAAGTATTTAAAACAGTTAATACTCCTGAAGGGACATTGGCTATAACTCCACCTCCTGTTAAGTATCTAACAGTTAAAGTTGTATTAGAAGGAGCCAAACCATATGTGTTATTAAACATAAAGTTTGTAGGAGAGTATGCTGTTGTTAATTTACTTTGTTCAAATGGTAAACCTAAACCTACGTTATCAGGGTTAGGAACTATAACTTCAGTAATTTCGTTTGCAGTGCCAGCACCAAATTGTAATTCAAGAGATCCAGTATTAATAAAACGAGTACTAAATCTTCTAGGAACCTTTTTTAATCTTAGTAGATAAGGTACTTGAGCATTATTAGCACTAAAGTTAGGGTCATTTTGTGGAGTGTTTTGAATAGTATCAAAAATAGCATCTTCTGCTAAAGCAGGTACTTCATACCACTCGTTACCATCACTATCAAATATATCTAAAATTCCAATAAGTTGTTCGTCATTAATAACAACTGTTGCAAATTCTTGTGGAGTGCCAAAAGAGAATGTAGTTGTATTAATTGTAGCTGAAATTCCTCTTGCTGTTTTCTTTAAAAGATAGTATGAAGGTTGAGTACCTGTGTATGTAAATACACTAATTTCTGTTGGATTATTTGAACTTGATACTGAAAAATCTACTTTGTCTTGAACTAAAAAGCTAATATTACTATCATTATTAGCTGAGACAACTGAATTTTGCTCAACAACTAAAGTGTAAGACCAATCTGGGTTTCCTGTAACAGAATTGGCTGGGAGTTGTTGATAAAAATCTATATCACAAGTAGCTACACCCGTAACATTAGGTTTATATCCTAACATATAAGCTAAATTAAATAAATTAGCTGGTTCTCTTGTATATTGAAGATAAGTTTCTTGGATTTGATTATCTAAATAGAAAGAAATTACATCACCTACATAAGCTGCCATTTCCATAAACATCATTCCTGGTGATGCTTCTGTAAAGTCGTTGTAGGTGGTTGGGAAATAAGTTTTGCTGTAATTAATTAAAGCTTGTCTTATCTGCCCAAAATCTTTGTTTATATATTGTATGTTTCTATTAGTTGCCATTATGCAAATTCAAGATTAATAGTATCTCTTATATCAGTATTTGAGACATTGTATGTTATAGTTACTAAAATTGTATTGTAATCCGTATTTTGACTTACTATTAGATCGTCAATTACAACATTAGGAAAATTTCTTCTAATTTCTTCAGATACCATTTCCTCAACTCCATCTAAAGTTCTACTAGTAATTTGCTCAAAAATTATTGATCTTAAATTTGAGCCAAAGTTAGGATTTAATGGTCTTTCTCCTTTATTAGTTAAGAAAAAATTAATTAAATTATATTTTGTTGCCTCTCTTGTAGTATAGTTAGAGGTAAATACAGCATTTCCAGAAAGAGGAAGATTAACCCCTACCGCATATCTCGGTTTTAAATCAATAGGGGCTATATTTCTTGCTCCGAATGCCATTATTTATTCATTAAGGCCATAATTTGGTCTAATCCTACAGTACCCTGAGGTAAAGATGAACCTTCAGCAGTTGTGTTTATACCTTGAGGTACTTGAAAAGAATTTAGGTTAGCAGTAGTCATAGAAATTGTATCTTGTCCTCTTCGCATATCTCCAATAATACTTTCCATCATAGCTCTTTTTTCAAGTGCTGATGTAGCTGAAGGTTGTGTGATAACGGGAGAATTTGTTACCCCCATTCCGCCTACTCCAACAGGAGTACCTTCTAGAGTTAGTTTAGGTGCACGAACTGCTTCCAAAAGGATATCTTTTAGTTCCTCTTGAATAGCTTCTTTTACTGCTTCTTTGATTATTTTTTTAAAATCGGTCGACTTCATAATAATAAATATTAAATTTAATAAGCTTTTAAATTATCTCTGTCAATTATGAATTTTAATTCATTTATTAAAGTTTGTGGATTTGTTGTAAATGAAAGTTCTGATTCAAGTACAGGGATACCAAATTGATTTAGTGCTAAAGCTCTTAACTGATTAATAGTTGGACTAAATGCTACAGTTTCAATTTGAAAAGTAAAACCTTGATATGTGTTGTCTGGGGTGGTTGTTTCAACTGGTAAATTGGGTAATTCTGAAAGAGTTACATTAGGGTTACATAATAAAATAAGTTTATCAAATTGTTGAAGTAAATTGATAATTTGAGTAAATACATTAACAGTGATTGTTAATGGAATATTTACAGCACTTAATGTACTTTGTGCCTTTTCAACTTTAGGTTGAAAAACTCTAATTTGCTTTTGAACTAAATCTAAAGTAGAAACTGCAGGTCCTAAAACAGGTGCAGGTAAAAGTCCAGTTGCAGTTGAAACAATAGTTGCAGTTTCAACACCAGAAGCAACTCTAAGAGCTGTATTTAATCCGTTTGTAATTTGAGATAAAGTAGTAATTGAATTATTAAGAGTACCAAATTGTGTATTTAATCTCGTTAATACTCCAACAATATTATCTCTAGTTGCTACTAATTGAGCTAATCTAGCAGGGGTAGGACAAAATCTTTCTTTTAAAACATTAGGATCTAAACCTTCACCTTCAGCTGTATTAAATTCTGGAAGGTTAAGTTCTTGGGATAAAGATTGTAATTTAGGAAGAACTAAAGTAATAGCTTTTTGTCCTAAATCTAAAACACGTTTTCCTAAAGCTGCTTGACCTTTAAGTTTTAAATTATTAGGTACAGCATTTTCTATTAAATTAGCGGGCAGACTTTGCGATTTAGCTAATTCATTATTAGAATTAGTTAAAGAAGCACGTCGCTGTCTTTCATTTTCTATTTGAGAAGGAGTTGCCATTATATAGTTCGTACAGAATTAGATAATAATGTTTGTAAACGTCCTTGTATGCTTCTAAATGCTATATTACTTACTTGAGCTGCACTTCTTGTAGGTTCTAAAGGAACACCTGGGGTTAAGGTAGTCTGAAGTGATAAGTTTTGGGTTAAAGTGATTAATTCGTTAAGAATATCACTAAGTACATTTACAGTATCATTACCATATAAAACTTGTTGAGTAGCATTTTTAGATCCTAAATAAACATCATTTCCTTGTAGAGTTATAGGACCCGTTGTATCAAAATTTATAGATTCAACTGCTGTAAATCCTATAGATTTTTGAGAAGAAAATAATAAATGATCTTGTGTTGTGTTGAATACTAATCGACCAGAATTTAAAATAATTTGCTTTCCAGCATATTGATCTGGGGCTGTAGGTTTAGCATTATCTGGATAGCTATAGTATTGGTTAATTTCAACTGCTTTAGATTGTAATGGAATTTTTTGTGTACTTGCTAAATAAATTGAAGCATCATCACCATTTATTATATCAGTTTGAGGAACCCATGCAGGATCATTGGTATTAACCTGACCATTTCTAATAATTGTAATAGGACTACCTACGGGTCCAACTGAGGACCAAGGATTTGCTTGAGGATTTTCAGCAGTACTTCCAAATCTAATACCTTGACCCCACCTACCCTCATAAATTATATCTCCAGGATAGGCTCTAGATGGGTGAATATTATTTTGTTCTTCAAAACCAGGTCCTAAATCTAAAGCAGGTTCTTGATCTTCAATAACATTGCCTACACCTTGAAATGAAGTAAGATAATTTTTCTTTGTTTGAAGATTAGGATCTAAAGGATTTGGAGTTGCGTTTTGATGTGGTGTATTCCAAAGATTAAAAACAGAAATATAATAAGATTTAAAATCCGAAACGTTTGTTTGACCTGTGATTTTATCTAAGCCTTGAACAAGTAAAACAACCTCATTTTTTAAAGGATATTGTTTAATATTTGGATAAAACGGACTAGCAATGTTGTATGTACCAAAAGAAACCCCTAAAGGATCTCTTACAAGTTCAAATTCTATTGTACCAATTGAAGTCCAACCTCCATATTGTTTAAATTTTGGATGAGTATCATCTAAGATAATATCTATAACTCTAACTGGGGTGAGTAGAGTTTCAATGTAAAAATTGGATTTTTGATTATCTTTTATAAAGGGGCTACCCATTATTTATTGAATTTTTCTATTTCAGCTAATAGTTGTTGTTTTTCTTCTTCAGAAATAGTTAAAGATTCACCTACACTTTCGGCTGCTAATGCTCTTTGAGCTAGGGCTGCCATTTTTATAAGAAGGTCGTCATTTTTAACCCCGATTTCAAGATATTCTTTAATTAGAGGTACTAAAAGTGTAGCATCTCCAATATCTTCAATCATTTCTTTCAACTCGTTAACAAGAGTCGAAACTTGTTTTTCTTTTTTCTTTTGGTTATTGTAGATTTCTTCCAAAACATTGGAAAAAGTCTTGGTCCCAAAAACAATTTTATCGAGTTGACTCATACTTTTTGTGTATAAATATTGAGTCAAGCAAACCTTACAACACCCGTGTCTAAATAAATAAGGTAAGCTTTCTGAAAAATTGCATAGAGGCGATTTGCTATTTTGGTAATTTGAGGAGTTTTAACATCAATCACCATTTCTCTAATGTAGATGTATAATGCTTTTTTGTTAAATACATCTAAATTTTCTCTTTTTCTAAAGAGTTCTAAAATAGCATCCGCAATTTGGGCGTCTGTTTCTTTAGGGAAGTGTTCAAATAGATTTTCTGTAGCATAGTTACAGAATTCATCTATAAAGAAAGATAATTTTTCTATATTGGGGCGTTCCTCATCAATAGTATACGAATGATTTTCATTTGTATATAATTCCTCAACAGGAGTTTTTTCTATTTTACGTTTGTAGTTTTTGGTATTTGAGATAATTAAATATCTCTTTACAATTGTACCAAAATATGAATATGCCTTTGCTCCTCTTTCAGGATTAAATAAATGCATTTTAGTTAATAGAAATGCAATAATTTCATGTTGAAGATCCTCAATATTATCTACTTCAGTATGGTAGAATTTAAATGTGTGGATTATATTTTCGGTTAACTTGAAAAAAGCGTAGTGAATTTTTTCGTGGTATATTTTTTCTTTTGTAGAAAAATCCAATGCTAAATTATAAGCTACTATTGCATCCTCGGTCTCCTGTGTAAAGTATTGAACACCTTTTTTTGGTTTAACATCCATATTATCTTTTAAGTCTGTACTCTTTTAGTAGTTCGTTTAATAGTTTTAATCTTTCAAAAAAGAAACCTACCTCATCGTCAGAACTAAAAGTACCCTTTGTATCTATTTCCTGTACTCTTTTATTTATGAATTGTATAACCTCATCTATTTCATTGATGTGCTTCTCGTAAGACACAACAACATCTTCTGCCTTCTCATTTTTCTTAAGAAGGTTAAAGGTCGTGAATCCTAAGACCACGACCAGAACCGAAAGTATTATAATAATTAATATCATAAATTGTCTAACATACTTCTTAATCCTTCACTTTTTACTGAACTTAATGCTTTTTGTTTAGCTTGAGCAGGCTTAGGTGTAGGTTTCTGATTGTTTGAATTGAATGTACTATTACCTTTACTCTGAAGCACGGGATTTTTGAACTTAGGTAACCATTCCTGTTCAAATTCTATACGAGCTGCCATAAGATCTGCCTGGTGGATGATAAATGGTAAAGCTGTACGTGGTTTTTGTTCTGGGAGATAACCCATAAGGTATTTTTTGTTAGCTTCATCGTATAAACCATCATGTGTTTGGATGGCTACCATTTCATTAAAGCTATAAGAAACCCCGTGAGACTGGAGGAGAAATAGTGAACGATCAGGAACTGAAGCAAATGATAGTTCTTTGTTGAACATCCATTCTTCTCCCAGTTTCTCTCTTCTCCATTGATCAGTATTAGGAAGATAGGCTTCGTGTTGATCGTCACCCATTTTACCTAAATCATGGTTTAGAGCGGAGAATACCAACTCTTCTTTAGTATATGTGGTAACGTCTGCTCCCATATCGGCCCACGTTTTATGAAGGGCTAGTGCGCATCTAACCACACGATTGACGTGATCTACATACCCACCTATAAAAGCATTATGATACTCTTTTTTATGTGAAGCAGGCATCATTGAGATGCGTTCTGCGTATTTCTCATAAAAAGCAAATAATTTTTCTTTTCTGGGTGATTGGATATGGTCTTGAATGTAACCTAAGAATTCAAGCCAATTTTTTTGGATTTGTTCTGCTTGCATAAAAACTTATTGAATATCTCTTTGGATCATATCTTTTATATCTTGAAGTAAATCTTCAGCAGATGTAATTTGTTCTTGAAATTGTTGAGCAGTTGATTGACGGGTAAGTAAAACGCTCATAGTTTTTAATTTACCTTCGATTTTTTCAATTTTTGAAATTGCTACTTCAGGAGTTCTCATAATAATATATTTTAGGTTGAATGTACATAACCCCCCTTATCTCTCCTACCTTTCCTTCCCTTTCTTTCTAACCCCGTATCTCGAAGTTACAAAAAAAGGTTCATGGTAGCAAGTTTAATTATGATTCTTCACAGAAATCTAGGAGTTTTTTTAGATGAGCACATTTTTCATATGCTTCTTTTTCTTCAAAAAAGTGTATTGATAATTTAAAACAAGTTTTTAGTTCTATTCCATTGAAAAATTTTAAGGCTTCTTTACCTAATTCTTCTTCAAATTTAACTTTGTCTATATAAAAATATGCTCTATGAAAGACAACAGCTTCACTAAGAATATCAATGCCTTTCATAAAAGGGAATTCCTTGTGTAATTCTTTATGATAAGTATTTTCACTAAGAATTAATTTGCGGAACATCCCAACATGGAATAAGGCGGTGTCCTCCAATCTCTTGGGGGAACTTTGAGTTAGTAACTCTTGCCCCGATTCAGAGTCAAAGAGACTAAATATCTTATCCATATCCATGGATATAAATATATAGCTTTTTAAAAAAGGGAATGTGGATAATTTTGAGCGAAAAACCGGATTCGAACCGGCGACCCTAACCTTGGCAAGGTTATGCTCTACCAACTGAGCTACTTTCGCA